GGTGTCTTACAAACGTGGAGGGAAAAGCTCTGGATCTTAATAGCAATGTTAAGGTTGAAACTGGTCCCTATGAAGCGTTGAAAATGAAACTTGGGAATCGTAAGGTTTTTGAGTTGAAGCCCATCAGTCTTTAGCCGATGGGTAATTCACTGAAATATAGGTTTTGGACACCCAAGAAGGTGAAAGTCGGGAGGATATTCGCGTGTTTGGCCGGAATACATGTGGGAAAACTTCTGATATATATCCAATCCACCAAATTGGAGCACGGATTCCTATCGGTTCCCGAAATGGTTAATTTGTGGGTTCCCAAAGAAAAGTTTGACTTCGGGATAAGGAATGGTATCCTTGAATTCGTAGAAGATGCACAGAAAAACACTGTCACGGTTGCCCTCGCTCAGTTCAAAGCGAACGGAGTTTGATTTCAATCTTCCGGTTGAATATGTGGTTGCCAAATTATATGAATACGGATATAAGGTGACACACAACAAGTATTCCAACACTTATAATTCCTGTTGCCCCATATGTCATGAGGGGAATTCTTGGGGGTGGAAGAAAAGGTGTTTCTACATACCCGAAAACAAGAATATTTTCTGTCATAACTGTGGAAGCAGTTTGCCACCCTACCAATGGGTGAGAGCGGTGTCGGGAATGTCCCACAATGAGCTCCAACGCGATCTGGAGTCGGATACCTATGAATCCCTCATGGTGGTGTTGGACGCAGAGAAACCCAAAATACGGGTTCCCACGCTACCGGAGGATTCCATCAATCTGTTCGATCCCATTCAAGTCAAGTATTACGAAAAAGACCCCACGGTCAAGGCGGCGACGGAGTATATCGAACATCGGAGACTGAACACCGCCATAAACAGACCGGATGCGTTATATATCAGTCTAAAAGACCGGTTTTCGTCCAATAGACTGGTCATTCCGTTCAAAGACACGGGGGGAAAAATCGTGTTTTATCAAACCCGAAAGATATTCGATTGGGATGACAAGCCCAATTACCTTTCCAAGTTGAATTCGGATAAAACCCTGTATGGAATTGACAAGATAGATGAACGGATGGATACGGTGTTTCTATTCGAGGGTCCGATTGATGCGTGTTTCGTGAAAAACGGCATAGGGGTGGCGGGAATCAACAGGGGACACTTCAAATTGACTGTGACTCAACAGGAACAAATGAAATCCATCCAGTTATTCGATAAGATTTGGGTGTTGGACAGTCAATGGTTGGATGACACATCCAGAGTCAAGACACAATCCCTTCTGGAAGAGGGGGAAAAGGTGTTCATATGGCCTAAAAAGTGGGGAAAACAGTTCAAGGATGTGAACGAGATGTGCGTCCATCATGGGTTGGATCAGATATCGCCGGAATTCATCAAAAAAAACAGTATTTGTGGGGAGAACTCCATTTTGAGGTTCAAGATGATGTTTGGAAATCATAATCAATAGCCCCCACAAATTATAAAAATCCGTAAATTTCAACATGTGAATATTCACCTGTCGTAGTGTTTGGGTCCGACCTCGAAGTTGTTTTTGATCATATGGTCTATTCTTTCCTTTATCCGGTCTTTTCCTTTCACCCGTCCGGCATAATTTCCATTATAGTATATGTAATAATCTTCGGATAACGGATCTCCGGTGGATTCAATATCAAATCCACGGTATTTAAGTCCCTCACATTGGAGGGAGATCATTTCGGTGAACAGATTGGCAATTGCAATATGGTCTTTTACGAATCTCATGGTTATATTTAACAAACTTTCCACTGGATTTTCACGAAACGGTGATTAAATATGGGTTATGGATAGTTATAAGGATTTTTTGAATAAGAGATCCACCTACATGGATTTCATAGACGAGGATTGGAATTATCTGACCGAGGGGTTGATTACTTCCTATCCACTGGATATGCTTAGAAGTTATGTGGGGATGCGGAAGGATTTCTTGGATATTGGTCCGGTATTTGAAGAATCATCATTCAATGGTTTGTTTAGATTGAACGGGAGAACGGAAGATATGTTTGTGGATGAATTGAATCGGTGGTTGTTCAAGTTTGGATACTTCATTAGTGCGGTTAAAAAAGCGGATTTGAAAGGGGGTGAAATAGTGGTATCCATAGAGATAAAATATCCATCCACGGTCAACATGTCCAAATATCTGGATGATAATTGGTATCATATAACCAATTCCCAACATATGGAAAGTATTAAAATGGAAGGAATAGGTCCAAGAGGGACAAAAACCTCCTATAATCATCCTCCGGATAGAATATATCTGATTCATACTGAAAATGTGGATGACGAAAGACTCATAACCTTGGCCAAATCCTTATATAAAAATAAATACGATTTCTTACAAAGAACCAACAACAGTAAGAGTATAAAACGATGGGAAACTACCAAAATGGTCTTGTTGAGAGTGACATTGGATGATACTTTCACGGTATATTACGATCCGGTATGTGATAAATCATCCAATTATATTGCCGGATTCACTATGAAATATATAGGTCCGGATAGGATCTCGTTTGTGAAGGAGTTTTAAAAGATATTTAAAACGGACTTTCCCCGGTTATCAAAAATAATGGTAAGATAATCATACCCCGCTTTGATAGCCGCCTCTCTCTTAGCTATGTTTGATTCTAGCATATCCTCGTAGGTGTATTTACACTTAACTTCAACAAGAAGGTTTTTATCTTTTATATACATATCGGGAAAATATATTTTATTTTTATTTTTGAATTTGTATCGGATTGTTGGAACCTTTCTACCTGATTGTATGGTATTAACATCAATTCCCATTTGTTCCACTAAATATGTTATTCCCTGTGGTTCAAACCCTTGAAGATGACTAAATCTTCTACCATGAATATCACATGCTTTGAATTTGTAAGCGTTGATACCAGAACGCTCGTTGATTTCGGGGTGTTGCATCGGATTATCGACACCATATTTTTCCTGATATGATTCTTTTTTGCGTTCATATGTTGTAGGTAGATTGGCAGATTCGGTTAGTGTTCGAAGATTAACCCCATGTTTGAGAAATTTTATTCTCAAACCAACCGATGAAATATTATATTTTTTTCCAATTTTTTCCAAAACCTCTCCAGATTCATACATCTTAACAGCATCTTCCAATTCTCTTGGATCTATTAATTTTTGTGGGGGCTTTTTAGGTTTTCCGTCTTCAGTATTTCTACTTTCTTCAGCATTTCTTATAGATATGTTATTTCTTTTCAAAAATCCTTTAATTGTATTGAAGGTGCATCCGATTTTTTTACGGATAGTTTGAATAGTTAGTTGGTCATCAACATACATTTTGATAATTTCCTCTTCCCGACCTTCTAATTCTGGACTTGTAGATGGTCTAGTATTAAATCCATTATTCTGTATAATTCTTATCAGTGGTTTTCTACTACAATTATATAGTATTGCTAGTTGGGCCATCGGAATTTTATCATTTATATGGAGATTTATAATTTCTTCTTCTTTTCCTTTTAGTTTTGATAATCTACTTTGCCATATTACGTCGTGTTTTAATCCCATATTACTATTTAGTCCCAAGACACGAAAAATCCAGTAATTTCTTACTGGATTTCGATTTTCATTTTAGATTGAAATTAACAAAAGTAACCAATTCCCGAACTGATCATACCCAATAGACTTAATCCTACGGTCAAAGGAAAAGCGACGTAGCGGAATCTAGCATTACTTGTCTGAGCCATAAAGCCCAAGAAATTCTGATGCAAACTCGCCAAATCACTTGCAACCCGCGAAATCTTGGTTTGTTGGGATTGTTTCATTTTGTCCATGACGGTATCCGGTTCCGCTGCGGCCAAACGTGATTGAACGCTGTTCGGATCTTCACTATTGAGGAAGGAGAGAAACTCTTCAATCTTATCGATCCAACCTTGGAGTTCCCCGATGATTTGTTGATTTTTCTGACTCATGGCATCTGCAACTTCTTTGGAAGCATGATCAACTTTGTCATTAACTCCCGGTTCCATGCTCATGTCAAAGTCCTTGGGGTTGGTTCCACTGTCCAAAGAAGCTTCCATTGCCGAACGTTCCTGATCGATATCGTTCTCTTTCAACACCTGTCTAAAATTGTTTGCGAATTTTCCCATGACATTATTTAACTCCGGACACTAAATAATGTCATGGCAGCAAGAGGTGAATCACCCTATTCAACAACTTTCGCATCGGGAGATATTAAACACGAACTTAATAATACCTCTGCGTTCATGAAAAACTATAAAAAAGAGGAAAGGGAAACCCATACCGGACCCAACACCCTTCCCTATGAAATGGGAAATCTTCCACAATATTTCGCATCCATGGTTGATAATGGGATACAGGCGGCACAATTGATTGAAACCCTGTTGAAGACCAAGGATGTTGAACATAAAAAGGAACTTTTGAAACTGAAGAACAACACCGAGAAGATGGTGTTGTATCTTATTAAAAATGTGGATCAGGTATTGGAAAAATTCACGATTGGCGCGAAACACGCTGCGGATGATGTGGCGGATGCCAAATTGGACGATAAAATATATTAAAATTATGAGTATTCAAAAGGATCAACTAGCAATGGAAAAGTTATATTTGGAAGAATATGATGATGAATATTCCAATGGACTGGAAAAAATACAAATTATTCGTGATCCATGGAGTAAGTTGTTCAAATATAATATTGTCAAGCAGGATGGAAGCACCCCCATGTCATCCGGGTATCGAAGAGAGGAGTTCGATAATATGTTTTTGGATATTCTCAATGATCTCGGGCATTATTCAATTTAATGGTTGACTCGTCTACAATTCGTGGTAAAGTGAATTATGACTAGCGATAAATGGAAGAAACTTGGATATTCGGGTGGAATATGTTGTGTTGCGTGTTTAATGTTTTCATATGGTCTTTCAACATGGATGAAAGTTGATTTTTGGGCTATTTTTCCCTTGGTATTGGCGTTACCCCTGTTGTATTTCGGCTATTTGGCGGGAAAGGATGAAGAGGAATCGGAAGAAGTCATAACCATGAGGGAAACGATTGCCAATTACGAGAACGTCTCGAACGAACAGTTTTCGGTGATCAAGGAATACGAGGATATATTCGATGCCCAATTGGTGGAACTCCCGTGTCTCTGCGGGGGCAACACTTTCAAGGGGTTGTTTTCCCCCAATTTGGAAAATCTGGTGGAGTGTGAGAAATGTCATAATAAATACAGGGTTGAGATTTCATATAATTCGGTTCTGATAAGCGAACCGATGGATCGGAAATCCATAATTGATACGGTTGGGGATAACACAATTATCAGTTAAAAACCGGAATATCTTGGGGGTGCATTATGATAGTCGAGATACAAAAAAGAAATGGTTCCGTGGAGGAAATGGGGGTTGATGAATTCAGTAGGTGGATGTGTTTGGTGGAGGCTTTTGATTTTATTGAAAAAAAATCAAAAGAATTGAAAATAGGTTATGAAAAACTATTGAATTCAAATGCGATTGATAAATTCATTATAGAGAGATATCCAAGTATGCGGCACGATGTCGGGATTGAGGTTGAAATGGGTCTTCTGTAGAAAACCTTTATGTTTTATTATATTTTCAAGGTCAAAACCAGTCGTCCCGATCTGGTCCCCGATCATTACATTGTGAATAATCGGTATATTGGATATGTGGGGTTTGATTCTTATCATATAAGATCAATTTTGGAATACAATAAAAATATAAAGTATCAATATCAGGTATTTTCCAGTGGGGAAGTGGCGGAAGATTCCGAATTACATAAATTATTTTCTTCCAGTGTTCGTTTTGATGAAAATGAAGCAACGAGATTGACCGATCAATACAATCTTAAAAAAAGCAAGGATAAAATTTGGTATGAGGTATATTATCCGAATAAAAATTCCTCCAAAAGCCATTTGAGGGAAGTGGGGGCAAAACACATGAGAACCATTAAAGATATTTGATAATGGAAAAGTGGATAAGAAACTGGTTTAGCAACATGTTGCCATTCGATACCCCGTTGAAGTATCAGGATATCGATTATCCCACCGTGGAACACTTTTATCAGGCATTGAAATTGCCGAAGGACAGAACGGATTTGAGACTGAAATTGTCCAAAATGACTCCATATGAGGCCAAAAAAGCGGTAAAAACCAAGGAATTTCTCCCGTGGTCCCCAACGTGGTCGGAAGAAATGTCATTAATTGTTATGGAAATCGGCCTTAAATATAAATTCGGCCCGGAAACAAGCTGGCATAAAAAATTGATGGATACGGGGGATGATGAGATAGTTGAATATAATAATTGGGGGGATGTTTTTTTCGGTGTTGATGTTAAAACCGGAAAGGGCCAAAATCATCTCGGTAAAATTTTAATGAAGTTGAGAAACGAATACAAATTATTGGAAAAATTATAGAATGGATATGATTTCCTTTTGTATTTTATCAACATAAATCGTATCGACAACATCTTTGAAATGTTCCACCAATTCCGTTGTGTCCAGATTCAATTCTTGGAATCCGATCATATAATTTCTGAAGCGTTCCCTGAGATCGTTGGGATATGATGAACCGTTAGGACGATCAAAACGATGCACCCATCTCAAAAAGGGCAAACACAAGGTTTTTTTACCGTGTTTTTCAAATTTTTTATGAATATACACCTCTTCTCCTCCGAATCCTCGGAATTCCTTGTTGAATCCCATCCAAGAATCCTTTCGGCAGGAGAATAACCCCATTCCCTGCGCCGGAATTTCAAACGGAGGGGATTCCGGGTCTATCCCCCGTTCATCGGTTCCCCATTGCCCCCACATGTGATCGCTCCATTTGATGTCGAAATGTGTGCTGACGGTATCCATGTCATCATACACCAAGGGACCATGTAAAAGATTCCCATTATCCCGCCCGTTGTCGAAAAAACCGATCAGTTTTTTCAAAGCACCCGGACATATCATAACGTGACTGTCCACACACAGGACATACGGGGTATCCGCCAGTTCAAACACCTTGTTTTTGACCGTGGTGGATTGATATTTTGTAAATGGCAGATATTGAACGGGTTCTTTCAACCAGTTTGTAAATCCCCTCACCGCTTTTCCATGGGAACTTGAAGGATTGTTGTCAACTATCACGAATTCGACATCATTCAGGATTTCGGGGTGATACATCCTGATACTTTGGATTGTGAAGAACAATCCGTCATAATCATCATGGGTGGCCATTCCTATTGTTAATTTCCGCATACCATAATTATCAAAAATTCAGGATTTTACAATATTCGGCCTTACAAATCGGTCGGATTACGG